ACCATAGTACCGTTATTGAAAAATTCAACGGTTCCTATCGCACATTGGCAGTCGAGACTCTTATCGAGTCCAAGCGGAAACTCTGTGAATTAGCAGGGCTGAAAGGTGATGTATTCTTTAAAAATCTGTCTGCAGTCTGGCTCCTTCCGGAGTCAGCGGGACCAAATCTCAAAGTGGCCTGACAAGGGGTAGTTGCGGATGCTGTAGCGATTCTAAGGAATCCTAGGTATCTAGTAACCATCTCACGATGGCTCTTTGAGACTAAGTCCTTTGCTACGCTTTTCTCGCTTTGAGCTACATGCTTAATATCCTTTCCCTTACTTTTAGGGAGCCGGATAGTGCACATCGGAAGGTTAACCGCAGTATATAATACTGCTGGTAAAGCCCGAGTAATCGGGATAACCAACTGATGAACGCAGGTAGCGCTCTACCCACTTCATAGGGAGATCTTCAAGTTTCTTGAAGGGTTGCCTACAGATGGGACCTATGACCAGCTAAAGCCTGTAAAGGCTTTGGTTGATAATGGGAAAACATATTATTCTTACGATCTCTCTGCTGCAACCGACCGGTTGCCGCGAGATATCCAGAAAGATGTGTTAACCCAGTTCATAGGGAATACTCTTTCAGAGCTATGAGCTCAGATGGTAGACATGCCATTTGGTTTATCCAAGGAAGAACCTGATATCATCAGATATTCTGTTGGACAGCCAATGGGTGCTTACTCATCTTGAGCTATGTTAGCTTTGACCCACCACATGATAGTACAAGCATCTGGGCCTTCACTTGTACAGCGTTATGCTGTATTAGGTGATGACGTCATCGTAAGCGATGATGCGCCTAAGTACCTGGAACTCATGACGGGCTTTGGTGTCAGTATTTCTATGGCAAAATCTATTTGTTCTAATGAATTTATAGAGTTTGCTAAAAGAGTACGAACCATCAAAGGGGAGGACTATTCTATTATCGGACCCGGACTTATAATGTCCGCGGTTCGAAATAGATTCCTATCTGCTGTTGTCTTAGCGGATTCCTTGAGAAAGGATCTGATAAGATGAACTGCTGCCCCGAAACATTTCTTGGAGATGCCTGGTAATGTTACTAAACAACGAAAACGGATTAAACCGTCTAGTCGTTTTGTTAACACGACCAGGACTCCCCTTGATTTTGGCTCTTGAGTGCTATTTGGCCCGAAAGGGCTTATATCCAGCAACCTTAGCTTCGCTCTATCAGAGGGAAGTGTAAGGGGAACACAGGATTTAAAGCACGAGAGCTTCTTCTTTAAGGGTCAATTGCGAAAGTATCTTGAAAAAGAGACTTTGGCAAAATGAACCCAATCAAAGAAGAAGGCCCAAAGAACTCTAAATACTCTTACATCTCAATTCCTTGAGGTGTCGGAGTATTATGAGGATGGGTGAGCCCTACGAATGTTTCATTTCGTAGCTCTTTGGTTATCACCAATACCATGGCTTATTATAGCCAGGTATGGTGAAACCCTTGAGTCGGTGAACCCATGAGAAGAGAAGCAAATGCACAGAAAGTATATAGATGACATCATCCTCGAGGCCTTAGACGGCTTCCCCGAGCTACAAATTAGCTCATTGGAAGCACTGACAAGGCAAGAGGCGTTGAACATCTTACGTTTCTATGACGGAGCACTGAGCTATGATCCTGATGCTGAAGTACTTCGGTTACGTGCAATCAAAGAACGAGAGTTCAATGAGCGCACAGCCGTTGTGCTACGGCACAGGAAATTAGCTGCGTGTCTTGCTTCTGGTCGTGACATTATCCTTCGGGATAATGCGCGTCTCTTGGTTTCAGGAACTCAGGGTCCTAGAGTACCTCAAGACTCTAGAGCATTGGGATTAGAACCTGAATAAGGTTTGGGGC